AAGTTACATCCACGAGTTGATTCTATAGTATCAAACTGAAACACAAGTGGAGTGCCAACATACCTGCCAACTACTATGCCTTTTTCTAATAAAATTATAATTTCTTCGCCACCAATTAATCCAGTAACAGAACCAAGGTCAGATAAGTCTTGATTATCAGCTTGCGTTGTTTGTGATGTTGTCCACGATGTAGCATCGCCAATAGATGACCACCTAACGTTATTAAGACCACCCGTTGAATTATTACCCGTAAAAACAAAATCCCTTACAACAGCAATTTGCTCTGCATTTACACCAACTGCTAAGTCACTAAATACAGAACTACTTGTTAAATCATATTCTTGTATGTTTTCGCCTTTACCTGCAACAGCAATAACCTTATCACCAAATTGCACAAATTTCCAAACGTCAGTTGTATCTAACGTATATCCACCAGCTTTTGATACATCGTCTAAATTTGATGTTGAATTGTTATATAAATATAATTTTGTTTCATCGCCAGCAAAAATCTTCACGTTTCCTGAAGTGTCCTCACAAGCAAATATTCCTCTAATATAATTTGTACCAGCATTAGAGTAATCATTAAGTGATTTAAATGTTTCATAACCTCTTACAATAGGTTGAACATTTGTTGCAACTGTTAAGCCTTTATTTGCATATTCTGGTTGATCTGGCAACCACTCATTTAATCCTAGTTTTACTGTGTCCATTGTTCACTATTTCCCGATGATGTTTGACTCCATGTTTCTGAAGGTGTTGACGTAACACTTGACCATGTTTCAGTCGTACTAGATGAAACTTGTGTCCATGATTCTTCAACTGGACTTAGTTGTTGTGTCCATGTTTCTACAACAGAACTATCTTCACTCCATTCTTGACCTTGTTTAAATCCTTCAGTTACATCACTAAATAAACTGTTTATTGTACCATTTACATTGACCTCATAACTTGACGTTGAAGTTGACGTAAATGTTGCAGTTTGATTTGCTGAAAAACTAGCAATATATGTAGTAGAACCAGCTGACGTAAATACAGATGGTGCTATGCCATTAACTGTTCGTAATAAAGTTGCTGATCCACTTGTAGTAAAAGCTGAACTTAAAATATCATCAACTAATCTTAGCCTTATAGCTGAACCTGAAACAGTAAACGAATTTGTTATTGTAGAATCAGCTGTACGTTGACGTAATCCTGAACCAGTAACTGTAAACGTACTTGTCGTTGAGCCGTCAGCAGATTCGCCAATTAAGGCTGAGGCTGTTGCAGTAAAAGTAGATGACGTTGTTAGTGTGCCAAAACGTACAAAAACATTTTCCCAACTCGTAGAATCTAACGAAAAAGGTAATGTGTCTAATCCACCCCAGTTAGCTAGTTGGTCTAAATTTGGATCACGAAAATCAACAAACTGTGCATTGTCTAAACTAAAGGGTAACGAATCTAAACTGCCATATTGAGCCAGTTGTTCTAGTGTTGGCGATACAATAGCCATTCATCTTAATCTAAACTAACAGTTAAAGACCCGCTGGAAATTTTTAATACATCTCCAACTTCTATGGTTTTTGCACTTGAAAACGCACCATGGTATAGTAAGTTGCCACTTGAACTAGCATCGAAAATACCAAAGTGACTAACCGAACCCCAAGAACCCGTAGCTGTATCAAATTCAACATTACTATTTGATGATATAGAACCTGAACTCGCTGTGCCGAAAGTCACCACTTTGCGAGTATATCCATTTCCTGATAACTCTGTTCCGCTTGCATCATCATTGAAACTGCCCGTTGATAACGCAACATAAAGTGCTGAAGGCTGTGCTAGTGCGGAAGAACCCAACACATGGTCTAAAATTTTGTTTTCTAAATAATTTGATGCCGACATTTTTTTATCCCGTAATAGTTATTAATTGTTTAGTATAATCATCCTTCATAGCTAAGGCTGATCCGTATTTCTCTTTATCGTGGCTTACGATAATTTCCTGAATACCTCTAGTAAATAATTCATCATATTGACGTGCCTTTTGATCGTCTAATAAAAATACACTTGCATGATGTAATGCACCATATAAATAAACGTCAGGATGACGAGTTAGTATTGTATTTGATGTATTAGAATCAGATAAGCCTTCAATAGTTTTACTATAAATCATTTCCATAGTAATAACTGAATCTGGTGATGGTGCTAATTTTATTTCACTTCCAACAATAGAATATGCTTGAGGTGTTCCATTTGCAGAAGTTGTAAAATTTTTATTTAATGAATTGAGTGAATGATAAGCTAAAACTTTTCTAGGCAATGTGTTTAATCGTATGGTTTCAATCCTTCTTAAATCAGTCGGTAATGAAATATATTGGTCACCAGCCGTAGTTGATGCGGTAACCCTATCATGGTCAAATCGTGTGTATAATTCCCTGCTTAATCTGGCTTCTGTTAAATCTATGAAATCATCAATGTTTGATGTCAAATCATCACGGGCTAAGAAATTAGCAATAGATGTTTTTAAATCACTATAATTTGCAAGTGCCATTATAATTTACCTCCACCAGTTCTTAGATACCTATTGTCTGGGTCATTTAAATATTTCTTCCATGCCTTTAGATTTTGTGCAGGCTGTCCAAATCGTTTTAATAATTCATAATATAATGTGACTGGAATGTTAGCCACATGTTGGTGATGTTTTTGTGTGTTACCAATTAATTTACCTTTTTCATACGCATTGGCTTTTTTCTTATTGTCATCTAAAATATGATCCACTTTTTGTTCAGTAACAATATAAGTTTCATCACCTTCATATTTTAACTTAGTGGTTTTTTGTTCGTTTTTACTTACTATTTTTTCCATAATTTTTTACTCATAAAAAAGGGGGTTTTTACAACCCCCTAATTATAATTATTACGATAAATCGTAAACTGCTCCGTGTGCTTTCGGTGCGTTCACAATTAACGTCATTTCAGAAACAATCGCAAACTTAGTTGCATCACCAGTAGGTGCTACATCACTAACTGAAAACGAACGTCCTGACAATGCACCCATCTTAATATATTCAGGGTCTAACAGATATACTCTGTCATTTTGCATTTGTCTGTCAATAACGACATTTAGAGTTCCAAAATCTGTCAAAAAAATTGACACCGAACCTATTATGACCGCATCTTGCGGTGCTGAGGCTGTCATTTGGATTTGGTTTGTCGCAACTGAGCCACTACTTAATGCACTAAACGTTGCTTTTTTAGATGGTGAAACAACAAGCATCGACGGATTGCCTCCGTCTTCATAACAAGCCTGCATAACTGTTTCAATTTGAGCAAGGGTCATCGCCCTAGCAGTTCCGTCAGTTCTAACACTACTTCCATCAAAAGCTGTAATGTCGGTGGCATCACCAGCACTAGATACGTTCGACAGCCAAGTTTCAATAGTTCCGAACTTTCGTGGATCAGATGCGGATTTTGCAACAGATGCACATAAAGTTTTTTCAATGTCACGTCTTTGCTCAATGCCTTTTAAGACTTTGACATAAGCCGTTTCTTTATCTCGCCCTGCTTTATCTATCGTATCTAATGTATTGCTCACACTACCAGCTTGTACAAAGATTTGATGCTGGTTGCCAAGACGAACAGTAGGTTGCGGGTTACTATAACTGTAATCTGCACCCTCATTGTTTGCATTATTATCAACGGCACTTGCGAGTTCTTGCACCTGCCATTCGTGGTTTATCCCTTTTGTTGCCACTTTTTCCATGTTGGAAAATAAAGGTGTTTCGTCTGGTGTAATTCGGGTGATTACATCCTCTAGGCTTTCTCTCTCACCTATGGCATCAGTATTTTTGTAAATTGCCATGATTTACTCCTTAAAGTTAAATAGTTTATATTTATTTGTTCATAAGATACTCTACAGCATCTTTCATTTTTCCTGACTTACCAAGTCGGTCAAATAATTGTTTGGACTTTCTTTGCTTAGTTTCATTCTTAGAAGTTGGAACTGCCCCTTTAATCATTTTTGGTGCTTTGGTTACCTTCTTCTTTGCAACTTGATTTTTCTGCACAAGCCTATCATAAAGATATGCTTTTCGTAAAACTTCAATCGCCCTTGGGTCTGATGCCGTCTGCATTTCTAAATCTGAAAATCCGACACGTTTTGCATAGTTGACAACCGCTGATTTTTCTTTAGTTGCAACATCTGCATTTTTCCATGTTGGTATTCGTTCTAGTAATTCGACTTTAGCGGACTCAAGATTTTTTTGATAGTTTTGAATTAAATCTGATTGCTGAGCTTGTTGAAGTCTTACTTGTTCATCCTTAACAGCCTTAACTGTATCTTGATGTTTTTCGTAAGCATCTTTTTGTCTAAGGTACTCACTAGGATCAGAATTTATTAAATTTTGATCAGGTTGTGGTACTGGATTAGATAAAAATTGTTCAACCGCTTTTAAGTTTTCTGCAAGTTGTGTCCTTTCAGCTTGAATCTGCTGTGCTTGGATGTCAAACTGTTTTCGCTGTTCAGCTAACTGCTGAGTTTTGCGAGAATAATCAGATGTTCGAGAATAACCTTGTTGTAATTCTTCCAGAGTTACATTAACATCTTCACCATTAACTTTAACAGTATATGTTTCAGGCTCGGTCTGAACTACTTCATCAGTTACTTCATCTTCCATGTCTGCTTCAGATTCATCAACACTTTCAACTTCTTCCTCTACAACTTGTTCAGTTGCATCAGTTTCTGTTTCTTGTATATCTGTTTCTGGTTGTTCCTGAACAGTTTGCTCAGGATTATTTGACTCTTGACTCGTTTTAGAATTGTCATCTTGCGATGGTTCTTGTTTAACGTTTAAGAGATAATCAACGGCTTGACGTTGATTCATAGTATTAGGTTCAGTTCCTTTCGGATTGCTGTTATCCATAATTTATTCCTTTTTTAGTAAAATTTTTTTTTATTAATTGTATCAAGTTTTTCAGTTGCTAATTTTCCATCAGCTACCAAAATAGATATTTCTTCACGAATCTTACGCAAAGCTTGTAACTGTCTATAACAAATTTCACGCACGTGCGAATCATCGCTTTTACTTTCTGAAAAGCCTTCAATATAACGTTTTTCAAGGCTGTCCAAAACTTTGTTAAATATGTCATTATTGAGCAAATCTTTTGCTTTATTGCCTTGACTTGCTCTTTTACGAAGGTCATTATCATCATTCATATCTATATTTGACGTGTACCCATAGTGCCAGACATTTGATTACCAAGTAAACCACCCATTAATGTTCTAGGGTCTGTCATTGTATCTAGTGGCATCATCATGTTTTGACCCACGGCTTGTTGTTGCCTTTGCATTTCTTCTAACATTCTCATCGCTTCAGCTTGACTTATTTGTCCACCACCCATTGTATTTGGAACTCTTTCTATGTCTGCCTCTGTAATAGCGGACATTCCTCCAGCATTCATTTGCGGATTCATACCGCCACCCATTCCACCACCTAACATATAGGCTTGACCAGCATTGTTGAAATTACCCAATAATCCTGATCCTAATAATTGACCGATAGAATTCATTGGAGATGCCTCAACACCAAAAACCTGACTTACGGGCAAACCCGTTGCCACATTTCCAAGACCGCCTAGAAAACCACCGAGTCCTCCGCCCATTAGTTTTTCAAAGAAATCATTCATATTTATCTCCTTTATAAGTTTTGTGAAACTTCTTTATTACCAAGAACTTGAGCCTGACCTCTTAATTGAAGTTCAGCATTTAGTTCCTGACGTTTTAATTCAATATCCGCCATTAGTTTCTCTCTAGCGAGTTGAATATCTGATTCTAATTTTTTCTGTTTTAATTCTATTTCGGCTTTTGCCTTCATCATATCAGCCTGAACACTTTGTTCCGCCTCACTTGGTTGCGGTTGCATTGGTGGTTGTTGTCTTGGATCAAGGAAGAATGAATCTACATCTTTAAACCCTGATAGTTCTAACATTTTACCAATCGTTTCTCGGTACTGTGATAAATTGGTCAATGGGTTTT